CCTTCTAATGCTTTCAAGAAATGCTTATGTTCTTCAATCATTTCAAATGCTTCGTCCTTGGTCTTGGTATTGAATAAGTCTTCAATAAACTTAGCAAAGTATAAAATATTACGAGGAACCCAGTCAGAGTATTCATCGCTCATATCCTGTGCCTTGACCTTCTTCCAAGCACGCCAGTTGATCTTGTCTTTGGTTTTAGCAATTTCAATGTCCATCAATTGTTGAGCACGTTGTACAGCAACAATGTGTTGATATACATTATGACCCATCATTAGGGCATAGGCAAAACTATCCCAACTTGTTCTATTTGGAATTTTACCTAACTTATTAAGTTTTGGGCACACACGATAATGATCGGGGTCTGTATGATTGAATATAATTTGCTTACCATTTTTATTCAGTCCTAATTCAGCATCACTCTTACGTTCGCCTAAATCGTAATAACAAATATCGCCTAGTGTCAGCCTGCGACCGATTTCGCTTTCCCATGGGAAGGGAATATCTGATTCAGCAAGTGCTTTGTTGTCTGGGGCTTTGTCCATAATAACACTCCAACGTTTTGGTGTGTGTTGGGAGTTGGTGTAGACAAGTCCGTGTGCTGTTGCGATAAACGGTGAGGCGCAGTCAAAAGATATGGTAATTTCTTCATTGATATGTTTCCTGATTTGTCTTTGAATTAACGTTAAGTAACAACTCCAGTCAAGTTGCGCTGTACCCAAGAAGTGGATCCAGTTTTTGCCCTTCAGCAAACCATCTTCTCTAAGAGTCATTAGACGCTTAAGAGTAATATCCATTTTACACATATTAGCACCACCAAAGGCCCAACCTTCTGCTTCTCTGCCAGCGTATTTGCCATTTGGATCACTAAATTCTTTTACACCCTGATACCATTTCTCTGCAGTATCCCAGTTACCACCTTGTAGCACATTCAGCCACTTGGTTTGACCTGACCGATTCATCAAGAAAAAGTCGTTGTTATAACGAGTCTTGTCTAGACAATCTTCAAAAGTTTTCAATCCTGTCTTTGGACTATGGATGTGATCGCAAGCCCAAGTAGGAACGTCTAGCATCATTGACCAGTCAGCAGTTTGTTCCAACCACTCTAGAATACTTCTGCGTACTGCGTCTGCCTTTGGTCCTTCAAAGTCTTTCCAGTCAAATTGTAGAACACCTTTACCAATCTGGTATCCGCCTGAGTCACCTAAGATCATTGTATTAGAACGATCGCGTTGTTGAATCATTGATTCTTGAACCATTGATTTCTTAAGATCTAATTGTGCATGACCTGCTGAATACAATCCATACTTGTAGGTAAAGTATCCTTGTTCGGGATTTAAAAAGTTCATACCTTCAATACCGCGATCAAATCCTGCAGGAACTCGATCGTCGGGGATAAACTTTTCTAATCGTTGTTTAGCAATATAGGTGCTGTAGAACGAACTGATAGCAGGCAAATAAACTGCATAATCTTTCTGTAGTGGTGTTAAATTAACTGGTGGTCTTGTCATTGTTTTCTTCTTGTTCTGCTAGTATAGCAGTTACTTCTAGTTGTTGTCTAGCCTTAAGGAAATTTTCCATTGCAGCCTTAACAGCAGGATGGTTGCTATTTTTCCATTCTCGTTCTTCCTGCATACGTTGCTGCACCCATTCTAAAGATTGAATTGCAACAGATGATAATGCTACGGTAGGATATGATGTAGTTACGGTTAACCAGGTATAACCGTCGTAGACTTCAAAGTTCGAACTATTACCGTTATAACGAACCATACCTGCCATACTGGTTGGATTGCCGTTACCATAAAAAGATGGCCCACCACTCCAACCGTCGGTTACCTGGACGTATTGTGATCCCTGCAATCCTTTAAGCATATTAAGCCTGTGCTGGAACGATATATTTGTAAGTTGCTAGGCCGCTGTCTAAAGTGATCTGCATAGCGCCGTCGTTGCTGAAACTCATTGTGGTATTGTTAGCATCGGCAATCTTCAAGATGCTCAATACTGCATTAACAGGCCATGTCCATGCTTTGGTAATCTTGCCAGTGATACCTGTGGCAAACACAAACTCGCCACCGTGGCTGCTTTGGTCGCCGAATACAAATACTAACTTATCGCCGTCAGTCTTAGCCAAGAATGTTGTGTGCTCTGTGTTAGCACCTGCTTGGAAATTAAAACGTTGAATAGCAGCAACAGTTGGATTAACTTCAACGTGCCAGTTAACACCGCGGAACTTAACGGTTTTAAGTTTTTCTTCGATGATTGCTTGATTCATAAAACGATAGTCGTTCTTGAAGTCGCCATCTTTGTTTTCAAAGTGCAAACCTACAGGAATAGTTTCGCCATTGCGATCACCTGTGACTACTTCGATCTTAGCATCTTCTTGGTACTCTTTACCATCTACAAGATAGCGTAGTTTTTCTAGTTGTGGCATGCCGAAGGTGCCGATCATTTGTGGGTATGGGTTAGCAGTTTCGGCATACATGATAACAGACTTGTCGTCTGCCATAGAATCGATAAGAGTCTTATCTTCTGTGCCAGTGACCTTAACGATGTTTAAGAATCCTAGTTTGTTTGTATGTGCAACGATGTCTTGTAAAATGTCTTTCATGATAATTTCCTTTGTTTAAGTTTATTTAGGTTTGTGGGTAATGTCAACAAATATTTTGTTCAAATAAATTTGCTATTTCTGATCCAGATAGTAATGATATATTTTGTACCTTTACTCACTGGTTCTCCGCTGTGGAGTGTTTCTTGATTTTCAGCAAGGCTATAGTCATATCTAAAAAATACAGCAGATCCTGCTCTAGGATGTACATGTATTCCTAGTTTAGGAAAATGCGTAGTACCACCACCGAAGTTATCGTTAAGATAAATGATGATAGTGCCTCGACGATCATTTTCTGTCGTATTTTCATATCCGGGAACATTAAAATAGTCCCAGTGCGGTACATATGTTTGCCCGTCATTATATCTTGTAATTTGAATTTTTTCTAGATGATCTTCCTGTATATCCGGGAAGTATTCTTTTAAAAATTCAGTTACTATTGGATATACAAATGCAGTCTCTGGACGATAGTCGAAGTAGGTGCTGCTAGTTCTAGAATCAGTAAGGTCACTAGTTCCTGAATCGAACATAAATCCTTTGCTATTGGTAAACGGAACATCTTCAAACCCTATATCATTTAGTTGGTCCTGGGTTAAAAAGTTATCCACTAATACAATTAGCGGTGATTCGCTATAAGTTATTTTGTTCATATATTTCCTTATTCAAATGAGAACAATGATGCAAAAGTATTAGTTTCAGTATTGCTACTCAAATCCCATTCTAGTACACCGATCAAATTTTCAATCTTATTGTTAATGATAGTTGCTTCCATTTCGTGATGATCGAATGGAAGTTCTTGGAACCATTTAGGTAATCGTAATTCATCTACAGGATAAGCAATACTAGTATACCCTAGCGGATTTGCTTTGACCTTACAGACAATGACTTTAGCACCGTCTGTAATCTGCATAGAATACTTGTCGCCATTCATTCTGCGGAGCGTATTCCAATTAATACTTGCTCTAACGTGACCAGGCATATTAGCCTTGCCAAACTTCTTCTCTTTTTCTTGGTATTCAGTAATGTTGTTTGCACGTTTTGGTGATCCTTTCTCCCAACCTGGTCGGGCTTTGAACTCTGTTCTAAATTCACTAATACGATCTAGGATTTCTTTTTCACCTGAACCATTCAGTACCTTGGTTAGAATTTCTTCCAAGAACTTTTGCATAAATTCAGGAGTGTCTGATCGTTTCAAATCCAAGCCCATGGCCTTGATCTTACCTGGCTTTCCGTCTACGTCACTACGCTTGCCTTCTTTATCATAATACAGAACAGCATACCGCTTCTTGGTAATGAACAAGCCTTTGATAGCAACAATTTCACGACCTGCCTTGATAACATCACCACGACTCTTTGGACAATGATGAGCATCTAGCATAAACTGCGGGAATGTGCTATTCACTTCGGCGGCAATAGTATCATACAATTGAATAACGGTATCTTTGTCCCAAGGAATTTGTCCCTTGGTGATCTCGTTTTTCAAGGATGTATAGGCGCTGAAGTAAGCGGAGTCAGTGTCTCCATAAATGATGCTTTTGCCGATGTGGTTGTATTCGCCTGTGATGACTTCGTTGATCTTTGCTGCCATGTGTCGGGCAATTCCACGCCCTGTAAGTGTAGTTGATTGACCAATACGATTATCGAAAAACCTGCAGCCAGCGTTAAGAATAGCACCATACAAGCTATTGAGGTTAATTTTCTTAACCAATTGTCTCTTATCCCAGTATTCTTCTTCAATTTTATTCTCCGCTTTAATGGCTTCTTTGAGTTTAGCCTGCATCTCTTTACGTTCAGCATACCAACGCTTCAACAAGCCCGGAATAATACCTTCACGCTCATGTGTAAAGATAGTTCCATTGGCACTCAACATCCACGGATTATTACTTTCAAAGATTAATTCATAGATTTGAGCGCCGCTCATTACACTGGTCTCGCCGTTTTCCCAATCAATGATGATATCATGAGCACGGTCTTGATTCATAACAAATTCATATTCGTTACTGCCAAACTTACCTTCCCATGCACCTGCAAAACTATCGCCCTTGGCAATTTTAGTTTCGATTTCTTCCTTGGTATAATCTTGTCGTAACTGCCCAACAATAGTTTCGGGGCCCATGTTTAGAGCACGAATCACAGATGGATACAGCGAGTTAATATCCATAGACCCGATATAGTCGTGCAAGCCCTTTTTAGGATAAGCAACATAAGCACCTGCTGCCTGATTATTAGCAGTATCATCTCTACGGGGACGACTTGGCACAATCATACCCCTATGATGTGCTTCATTTACAATGGCCTGTTCTGTAACAGCCACAGCACCCATGGTAGTTTGTAGCAACACAGTATTTTCGTGAGCAACTGTATTAGCGAGGTCTAGAAATTTAAGTTTCTTGTCTAACTTATCGAGTAGTGCACAGTCTTGTCTGTTGTATTCGATAAACTTGCGAAAGTCGTTGTTATAGAGTTGATCCAAGGTGCCTTCATAGACAGTCTTTGATTCTCCGATTTCCATTTCGCCGATTGCGTCCAATCGGTAGGTGTGCCGTTCTTCATAGGTGTACTTTCTGTACAGTTCGAGACTATCGAGGTGAACACGACCAACAAGGTCATAGGTAACAGCATCCTTCCCATATTTCTCGTATTCTCTCTTTTTAGGCAGTTGACCCCAAAGGCAAAAGCGTCTAGTATCTTCTTTGCTCAAGGTCTTGGTAACTCTATTTACCGTGTAGGGAATATCGAAGCCTTCTGAGTTCCAACCACTTAGCACATCGGCATCTTCGATTAAGTTTAAGAAAGTGTCTAACATTTCATATTCAGTTTCGAATAAGATGGTGTTAGGAAATTCTTTGACCTGCTCTTGTGCTTGTTCCATAGTCAGTGTCTTTGGAGGAACAGCAAGACATACCAATGTATCCATCCATTGTAGGTGAACAGCGATGGCAGTGATTGGCATAAATGCATCTTCGGGCGATGCATAGCCGCGCTCTGGATCGAAGTCCACCTCAATATCGAAAAAGGCTACATTTAACTTGGGTGGTTCTTTGCCTAGATAGTTTTCTTCTAGGCAACGGAATACAGGATTAATATCACTTTCGTAGAGTTTGTGATTTGAATGTATTCTTTGTTCTTTGGTGAATTCTTTAAATGTTCGGGCACTGACCTTGTTCAGGCTCTCACCGAAGATTGACTTATACTTGCCCCGTTGGTCGGGATAGTAAAATTGATAACGAGCAGGATATTCTTGGAATATTCTACCTTTCTTGGGATCACGCTCAACAACATAGACAATGTCTTTGTCACGATCCCATCGTGAATCTACATAACTCATATTATTATTTTTCTTTCTTGCAATTTTAGGCTTGCAAATACCAAGGTGCGATTTGTGGCTCGCCGGACCTTACTCACAAATATTTAGCCAGCATCCTGACCAGTCCTATAGAATCTATGCTTACAAGCAAAACATAGTTAGCAAGCATGCCAAATGATTGCCTAGTAAAACTAGCCCAAGCATACAACATACAGCCAAAAATCCAAGCGGGATATAGTAAAACCAATGGAGGATTGGGTACCGTGACCGCCATCGTGATGCTACACGCGATGCTAATAGTCCAAGCCACAAACTCAGCAATGAACCTAATATGATTAGATTTGTAGTCATCTTTGACCCATTGTATAGTATCTAATATAATTTTACGCATCATCGCGCCGATTTGCGTGACCACTGATGTCAACGATGGTTTCCAAATCATCAAATTCACGGAACACTTGATCCCATTGGTCTTTCTGTGCAATCTTAATTGCCTTACGAATCACACTGGGCTTGACATCTAGTTCTTCGGCTACTGCTTTGATGGTTTCATTTAGGCCTTCTGTGAGGTCTTGAATTTCCTGCATAACTGTGCAACCTTCTGCTACGATTTGTTTAATCTTTGCTTGTTCAGGTGCGCCAAAACTTTTACTCATAAAAAAACTCCTTGTAAGTAAGTTTATACTATACAAGGAGTTGATGTCAATGACTAATTTATTCACAATGCCATTTACGGAGACTTTTGTTTATACGACTATTTGGATCTCGTTTGGTTTT